CACCAACTTCCCAACCGAGTTCTTTCACTAACTCATCAGGTAATTCAACAATAGCATCACCATTATCACAAATCTCTACAACTTTTGTGGTATAATTTTTAGATTCTTTCAATTGTTACTCCTGCTTTTTCAAGAAATGCGATACCATCATCAGACCTATAAGTGTTCCGATATAGAACACTGCTAATACCACTTTGGTAAATAAGTTTGGCACAATCCAAACATGGAGCATGGGTAACAAACATAGTAGCACCCATACCAGATTCGTTAGACTTAGCAAGTTTCGCAATTGCATTTGTTTCAGCATGAAGTACCTCTGGTTTAGTTTTTAATCTAGCCTCATATACATTTCCATTGTCATCCATCACACTACCAATTTCATCTTCACAGTTGTTATCCCAACCAGAAGGCATACCATTGTAACCAATTGAAATGATTCTGTCATCCTTGACCACAATAGCACCAACATGAAGTCTACGAGCCGAGGACAATTCTGCAAATGTCTCCGCCACTTTCATGTAAGCATTTACAAATTTACTTTTCACTACGTTTTTCTTTATGTGATGGTGCTGGCTTTAGAGATTCTAATTGAGCATTAATCATTAATCTTTTATATGTGTTGCGTTCAATAGGATCAATCATGGTAGCCATGAATCGTTTTGTTTGTTTGCTTAATTTAAAGTTACTATTAGTTTTCATAATTTAATTCCATCCATTTTGTTTCTTCAGGCATTACATCTATTGTAATGTCGTTTGCTGCGGCTTTCTCAATCATATCTTCAAGAATACCATAACCATATCCACTAGCACCATAACAACCTTTGCGACATGAATATGTTGAACCACTACTACCTTCGAAAAAATAGTAATCGGTATTTTCACATATGGAGGTTATACCAGAATTCAGTTTCCAGGAATCTGAACCAAGATAACCACCATACCAACAAGCAAATATTTTATAAACTGGTTTTTCAGAAGGTCGACCGGTGATTTTAACACCTAACCATTTATCTGGTGTATAATCACTCATATCAAACTTCCATGTATTTCAGTTTAAAATGTTCAGCTCTATCTTCGTAACCTTCGTAACCTCTTGGATTACAAACGACACGGGTAGAACCAATCATGTAGTCAAAATCTTCATGTGTGTGACCATGAGTCCACAATTTGATTTGTGGATGGTCCATGATATATTCATCTAATGAAGAACTGTAACCACCATTCATCAATTGTTCTGATGAATATCTTGGATGTGTAGAAGAACGACTTGGTGCGTGATGACCAACAACAACAAACTTTTGGTCAAACTTACCTTCAATCACAGACTGAATATAACCAAGCATTTGTTTATGGTCAACAACGGCATCTTCTGGACAAAATGTAGAAACTTCTTCCTTCATTTTATAACCATCTTCAATCATGCGATTAATTTCACCAACTTTTTCCATGATGTATTTACCATCAGCATCTTTTTTGTAAAGAGGAACTCTACGATGAACCATGCGATTAGAATTCTGCACACAACGGAAGTCATTCATCATGCCACGAATATGAAGAAGTGTCAAAGGGTCTTCCTTATTCATATCAGTCCATAATGTACCACCAATAAATGTTACATCATCAATCTTCTTAGATTCTTTATCGAGCAAGTAAACATTACTCAACATATTAGATTCTAACATTGATTTGAGTTTGTTTGTTGATGTTCCAAAATCACCATGATAGTGTTCATGGTTACCCATAATATAAACTACATGAGGGAATTGAAATGAGCAACGCTTGAAAAAATCGACAATGCGATTACTTCTTGCGCCTTCTAAGAAACCATGGGGGTCTGGTCGACCAAGGTCAGCAGCTACACAGATATCTCCACCGAGTATCAATACATCGGCATTTTCTGTGTTCTGCAAATTGATATCTGCAAATTCTAGATGAATGTCAGAGGCAAGTGCTATTCTCATAATATAATTTTCTGCTAAGATGCAACCATTATAACACAAATTTTGAGGAAATGCGGCAAACAACCGCACTTTTCAGGCAAACTATTTAATTAATAAATATGATTTTCGTTTGGTTTTTTACCAATGTTATACTTTGGTATTAATTCCCATTCGTCTTTTTCTTTGAAAGCAATAATCTTAATTTGATGTAATGGTGCAACTTCTTCACCAATTACCTTAGGGTTTATAATCTTCACCAAGCCCCATTCTTCCAATAATTTTGCAATTGCATTTCTTCTCTGAATATCATTCTCAGAAATATTTGTTGGTTTACCATCTAATGCAAACAGTTCCTTGAAGTGTACCAGATAGTAGTGTCCTTGCTTATGCAATATGTGGCAAGACTGATACAGAACTTTTTCTTTGCGAGATGATACACCGATTCGGGTAAGTGTTTCTCTTACCTTCAAAAAATCGTCTTGTTCGTTAAGTGTAACCTCAACGAACTTTGATAAATCGACCATTTCACTTTCCTAATCCACCGATATCGGTTTGTTCTTTTAGTTGTTGGATTTGTTCATTACTAAGTAGGCGTAGAGCTTCACGAGCTTTGGTGTCTGAAAAACCATAGACGGTTTTAATACATTCTATATCTTCACTTTTTTCAGATTTTACCCACTTTGCAAAAGGTCGTTTTTGTGACCTAATCGTATTTAGTAAAAAGTCATTTTGCAATTTCTTGTCTAAATGGTGGCGGAAATTCATCTCATTGGCATATCCAATGCAGTCTTTATGATACGACAAAGACCGGTTGACCAAGAACGGTGTATATGACTTTTCTGTGACCTCATCGACAATCAGTTTCTTCTTGCCATACAAAATCTGGTTTACATAATCAAATGGATTCATAACATTCTCAACAGTCCAACAGTATCGATAGCTGTTAACAATATGTAGTTAGCAAGCATCCCAAATGATTTCCTAGAATAAGCAGCCCAAGCATACATACCGCAACCAGCGATCCAAACAGGATAAAGCGCAAGTAAAGGTGGATTTGGAACGGTAATTGCCATGGTAATCGAGCAACCAATACTAGCAGCCCAAGCAAGCAACTCAATAATAAAACGAAATTTATTACTACGCCAGTCATTTTTTATCCATTCTATGGTTGGTGAAAATATTCCAATCACTTAAACTCCAATGATACCATCAATTCAGTCAAGCAAGCCACAAGATTGATTTCTTGGTCTGCAACAAATGCTTGTTTGTATTGATAGTCTGCAAGTATAATAACTGCTTGTGGAATAGATTGAGGTTTCAATATATCATACAAGTTGTCATATAATTTACGATAGAGTGTGGCTGGGTCAATGTCATTGCTTGCAACCCATTTACGAATGGCACCAAAGTCTTTGTCTTTGATAAATTTCATAATGTCATTAAGCGACACATCAACAATCTGAGAAAGAACACCTGTATCAATCTTACCAAACTTTGAGAACCTTTGCAGTTCATTAATCACACGGCGAAAATCTGGAAAGTGTTTCTTGATTAACTCAGCAACAACTGGTGTTTCATAAGCGATATCTTCTTGTGATAAAATCGTTTGAATGGTCTTAAAGAATTGACCAGCCATAGATGACTTCTCAGAAGCTTTAAGTGTGAATTCAATAACGGCACATCGACTGTGCAATGGTTCGATGATTTTGTTTTTGAAATTACAGGTGAAGATGAATGAACAGTTCACAGCAAATTCTTCGATTGCATTTCGAAAAGCTGCCTGTGCATTTGCAGAAAGATAATCTGCCTCATCAATGATAATGACTTTGCGACCACCAGAAAAAGACATTGATGATGCATAGTTGGTGATTTTGTTTCTGACCATATCAATGCCGTTCTCATCAGAACCATTGATGACCATAAAATCACAACCGATTTCACTACACATGGCTTTCGCCACAGTAGTCTTACCAACGCCTGCACCGCCAGTAAGTAAAAGATTAGGTATGTTCTTCTGAGTAACATACTCCTGAAACGGTTTCTTTAGGCGTTCAGGAAGAATACAATCTTCAATAGTTTTAGGACGATACTTCTCTGTCCACAATAAATGTTCCACAATTCACC